GAACCCCGTCCAATTAAATTTCCATTCCGATATATAGAAATATAAAAAGAAGCCATGGCCCTGTCATTTGCTGCAATTGGATTACCTCGTCCGTCACTTACACTAAAAGCGCCAAAAGTAGGTGTGCAAATATTTACTGAAGCATCAATTCTAACTTTTCCACCACTTCTATTTAACGTTACTTGTAAAAGTGTACCTATATGATTTTCCCACGCTGATAGGTGGTTGTTAAAATCATTATTAGGCTGTCCACTTGTAACTCCACCTGCAAAAGTAGTGATAGTCTTTACATCAATTGCTTTAACTCCTATCGGTACAGTTACAGCCTCATCCTTGATCTTTAGAGTATCAATTGCGCCATCTTCAATATTCGCAGTTTTGACTTTAATTGTTCCCAAGTCCGCACTAATAACACTTAAGTTTTCTGCCCAGATCCGATTGGCATTGATATATCCAAAACTACCATTATCGACATACAAACCACGCGGAATAACAGTGCCATTTGGCAAAGTCACTGGCTTATTTTGCAGTGTCATTAATGGCTTTGGCTCTATACCGTCAATACCCACAGGTGTGCCAAATTGGATGCAATCATAGTTAAAAATGAAAGTAGAAGTCGTACCATCATTCATTGATCCATGACCAGAAACATGGCCATTTACATCGAACTTTGTAAACTGCTGAGCATAGATGCCATCAACACTTTCACTGACATTTTGAATAGACGCACTATTCTCACCGACTTTTGTATTTAACGTTTCCGTTACTTTAATCGTTGAAGAAATAGCACTTGAATTTGCCTCGAGCTGGCGCTTGAATACGGCATTGTTCTCATTCATCTGAGCAGAAAGCTGTTCAGTAAGTTTAGCTTGGGCCAAATCGCCTTCAATACGAGCAGATTGCTCTGACCATACGCCTGCATAACCTCCTTCATTTCCGATTAAGTCAGATTCTGACCCGATCAATGGTGGATTGATTTGCGCGTAAACACCGTCAATGCGTACTGTTTGGGCAATAACTTTGTCATCTACATTCTTAATATCAGACTTAACTTGCTCAAGTTCACCAGTTGAAGCTTTATCGTCAAGCTCAAGATTAATTGAATCAATTGCTTCAGCATTTGCCGAAGACTGATCTACCGCGACTTGTGCAGATTGGCGTACCGTGGCTAAAGCACTATCATTGCTAGCAATATAAGTATCAATCTTTTGAATTGTTGCCTTGTCGCCCTCAATTCGTGCTTCGACCTCTTGTCGCGCATAAGCTTGTAAATTACCCAATTCTGCATTGGTCGAATCAACTCGCTTACTTACAGCAAGATCACCTTCAATACGCGCCGATTGCTCTGACCAGACACCCGCATAACCTCCTTCATTACCTACCAATTCAGATTCTGAACCAATCAAAGGCGGGTTGAGTTGAGCGTAAACACCGTCAATACGAGTTGTTTGAGCAGTGATCTTATTATCAACGTCTCTCACATCAGATTTGACTTGCTCCAGTGCACCAGTGCTTGCCTTGCCCCCCAAATCGACTTTAATAGACTGGATCTGCTCTGCATTGGCAGCTGATTGAGAAGCTGCTGCACTCGATTGAGATAATGCGGTTGCTGCATTCGTTTTCGCTTCATTCGCATTAGCTGCTGCACCATTTGCCGTATTAACTGCATTACTTGCAGTTGAACTTGCTGCAGATGCTTCTGCATGTGCTTGTTGTGCAATCGATGCCGCTGAATCAGCTTGTGATACGGCTATTTCGGCTTTGCTTATCGCACTTGCTGCATTCTGCTTTGCTTCACTTGCATCTGTTGCAGCTATATTCACACGACTGTCGAGTGCAGTTAAAGCCTGAGCATTACTTTCAGACTTAGACACGGCTGATTCAGCACTTTGTCGAACATTCGCAAGAGCCTGATCATTACTTGCACTGTAATCAGTTAGAGCTTTAGCAATAACTTTGTCGCCCTCAATACGCGCAATTTGCTCTGAATTTATGCTTGCAGCATTTTGATTTATAGAAACAATTACTTGATCTGTACGTTTTGCTTGTAATAAATCTCCTTCTTGTACAGCAGATAAAATTGACCAGACACCCGCATAACCACCATCATTGCCGATTAATTCAGATTCTGAGCCAATCAACGCTGGTTTAGTTACGACCTCAACACCTGTTACACGTTCAGCCAATGCTTTATCTGCATCAATTCGCGCATTACTTTCATTTGTAACTAGTGCGCGAGTTTGAACATCATTTTCAACTGACTCAGCTCTCACTGTTTCAATTAATAATGCATTTGCAGAGTCAGCATCAGCACGGGCTATTGCTTCCTGTTGTATTGCCGCTGTGTTACCACCGACTAGCGCAACCACAGTATCAATTCTTTGACCCAATGCACTATCAGCTTCAGTACGTGCTGTCGCTTCTTGTTGAATTGCGGCTGCATTATCTGAAGAACTTGCGCTAACAGTATCAATTCTTTGAGCAAGATGAGAATCACCTGTGATTCTTTCTTCGCGTTCAGAACTGATAGCAGTGTCACGTAACTTTGCTTCATTGAGAATTGCAGCTTCTCGTGCACTTTGCTCAGAAAAATCAGCATTGATACGATCCTGTACTTCCTGAGCTATTAACTGGTTTGTTGCATTAATTTCATTAATTCGAGCTTCACGTTCTGAAGCAATACCACTATTTGCCTGATCTACAGCCTGTTGAACAGCGTTTTGACGGTCTCTAACTTCCTGCGCTATTTGATCTTTCGTATTTTGAATATCTTGCTTAAGTGGACCTATTTCAGCATCAATAGTCTCAATATGATCAATCTTGGTTTTAAGATCCTGGTTGAGCTGAGACTCACTGATTTGATCATTTAAAAGCTCAAGAACGTCTGTAGCATCGGCAGAAGTTGTCGCATGAGTCCAGTCCGACCAAGGTCCTATATTCCCGATCCTGTCGATCAAGCGGCCACGATAAAATTGAGTCAGATTTGACTGCAAGCCTTGAATCGTATGAGTCGTCGTTGGATAAGCGAATAAGCCCAATTGAGCAATGTTGCTGGTACCATCCGGAGAAACTTGAATCTCGGTATAAGCTGTATCTAGAGCACCAGTTGCAGGAAAGCCCCAGTTAAGTTTTATACCAAATAAGATTCCTGTCGCTTGGATAAATGCCAATTTTGGCGGTAAACCTTGCTTTCCAGAAAGTTCAGTCAAAATTGAATAAACTGGTAAAGAAGCAATCTCAAATGCTGAAATCGCTGTTACTCGTGCTTGATATTGACCCGCATAAATACCTGGTACTTCGACTGAGTTATTGCCGGTTACTGGAAGCTTAATCCAGCTGCCGTCATCCTTGCGCCACTCAACTTGATATTTAACCGCGCCCTTAGCCTGCGCCCAAGATACAATCATTGTCGCTAGATTGATGCCCTGATCAACTCGGCTTTCACTAGTAACAACGACATTAGTTACAGGATCCTGAATTGTTGGATTCACAATCGAAATCGGAACCTCATCAAAATAAGCACCCTTGTCAATGGCATCGAACTTGGCTGGATTATATTGAAGTGCAGTAACTGAAAATTGATGACTTTCGTCTTGAGTAATCGAGATCACTCGAAACTTCATTGTTGCTAAATCTTGAGCATCTATAACCCATACATTTTGAGTGGCAATAGCATCAAATTCATGAGTAACAGTTACCACTCGACCCGAGATAGATTGAACAATACGAGTTTGAGCTTTTCCATCCTCGCCATTAATAATCAGCCTGTCGCCAGCAACTGCCACAACGTCGTCACGATCTAGGGTAATGCTTTTACGATCTGCTGAAATAGCTGATACACGACCACCATTTGCACGACCTGCAAATAAAGGATCAGCAACTTCAATCACTTTCCCCGGCAATGGTATATAACCGTCCAGACCAACTTTGAAAGACACTGTACGTGTTTCAAGTTGCTCTGACTTTAAAGCCCAGTGACCTGCTCTCTGCGCTTGTCCTCGCGAAGTGCATCCCCATGCGTCAAGCTCAAGAATACGAACTTGACCTGCTTCAGCAATCGCCTTTTCATCACGAACAAACTCATATTCAGTTTTATAGTGATTAGCCGGGTTATCCCACGCAACTTTTACAACATTGTGGCGATCACGTGCACGAGTACCTGCATACTCAAAATTGCCATCAATGACATTGGCACGCGTATAAGTGAAATATGTATCTTGAGGAATATCCGCATCACAAATAATGCTATTACCATCCCAAAATGTGATAGCACGGAATACACCAGCTAATTTCGTTAAAATTTCAAAGGCACCTTCGGCACTCTGAAGATAAACATTACACGTAAAACGTGGTTCCTGACCGCCCAACCCATCCGGCACCATTTGGTCACAGTATTGTGCTAAACGATATAAAGACCACTTATCAACCATTAGCGGGGTTAAGCGGTCACCCAAAGCATAACGGTCTACTGTGCATATATCGTAATATATCCAAGCCGGGTTATTAGAATATGCCTCTTTGAAAGTACCGTCCCACATTCCAACATACTGACGTGTAACCGGATTATAATTTGTAGGGACTTTTAGGATTCTCCCCTTCGCATCCATTGCAACTTTAGCAACGTTTCCAAAAGTCTCAGCATCATACTGAAGACCCAATAATGCTGTATTTGGATAGCGTAATTTCGCATCGATCACTTCTGTTACAGCTGCAATATACATCTTGTCGCTGACATACTCTGAAGTTGAGTTCGGAGTAAGTCTGCGAACTCGAATTAGCCAACCTGAGTCAGCTCGAGGTAAATCAATGCGGTGTGCTCGCTCGTAATTTGCAGAGGTTTTATCTGAAATCTTGGTTTTTAGTACTTCAGTCCAGACACCTCCATCTGTCTGTAAATCGATTGCGTATTCGATCGTTACGCCTGATACATCACCATTTGTAGCATTCTGAGTACGCAAAGGACCCCACTTTAAGCGCAAACGAACAGCATCAAGATCAAGATTACTAAAAGCTCGAACCCATGGCGTTTCAGACTTTAACTCCACATCGATGGCAGTTTCACTTTCTACTGCAGGAAAACCCTCAATGTATTCCTGATCATTAGTACCATTTCTAAAATCAACTTTTACATTTTCAAAGTTAAGGCTTCCATCTGCATTCTGAAGTGGAGTTTCTTCTAAATAAATTGACTGAAGCCCATTTGCTAGCCCCTCAATTTCTCCTTCAGCTAATCCATATAAGACTTTAATATAAGTTTTTGACTGTGCAGAATCTGGAGAAATTACGGGTTGCCGTTGTTTTTTACTTCCCTTTTTTGCGCCTACTACTGCATTCATAAGAAATCTCACGCAATAAAAAAGGCGCTAGAAAGCGCCTGTTAATTAAAATTTACATCTGATCTTCAGGATATTGACCTGCGCTCACAATGAAGCCGCCGATTTCCCGTTGACCATAAAGAATTGGAACAGGATTACCTTGTGCAACTGTGGTAACTGCACCGCCAAAGCCTTTATTCGCTCTGTTTCCATCTTGGTTTTGATCTTGAGTAGTATCAACCTTTGGCATAAGCAT